ACTCTGACATTAGCTGCTGCTCAAGAGTGGCCGTAATTGCTGCGGCTTCCTGTACTTGCTGCGCTAACGCTGCTTTTGCTTGCTCAACTTCACCATTAAAGGCTTTCTTGCTTTCCGCTAACTCAGTGGTTTTGCGGCGATAGTCTGCGTCCCGTTGGTTGCCGTTGCGTAATTCAGCAAGGGTAACTTCTTCCTCAACGCCATCAATCTTTCGAGTAATCTTAGTATTTTCTAAGAAGTCCTCAATGCTTTGACCAGTGGCCTCAGCTAATTGATTAACATTTTCATAGGTGAAGTTCTCGCCTTCTTCCGCGTCCGGTTCTTGTTCCTCAGACTCTTCTAAATTCGTTTCATCGTCATCTGATGCCTCAGTATCTACCTCATCGGCTTCTACATCTTCATCAGCGCTAGTATCTGTTGTTTGTTCTGTTTCTTCCAAAGCCTCATCATCGATAGGCTCTGCTTTCCCCGCTGCTGCGGCTTCTTGCTCATTCCAGCCAGCTTCTAATTGTGCGGCTAGTGATTCGGTTGTAGTTGTTACTTTTTGCTCAATGGCTGAGGAATTCTCTTGGCTCATCGTATGGCTCCATCAGGGGAATATGTCGTCGTCACGACGAGAGGTAAACCCGTTAAAAAAATCTGTTAACTTTCTTCTGGTTATATTCTACCACTTTCTCTTCATTTATACACAAGCGGATAAAATCAATCATTTCCTGCTTGATCTGAAAGCCTAATACTATGGCCAACATATCCTTTTCATTGTTTGGTGATGCCTGCCTAGCCTTGTCCATTAGCCCATCGTCAATAGCGTCGAATATCTCAGCTAACAGTGGATTGTCGGCTAATAACTTAGCGTGCATAATAATTTCTTGTTGGTTCATCTTTACATTCTCGCTTGTAACTTATCAAGATCATCCATAAACACCATCATTTGTTTCTCTATGTATTCAGGCGTTTCATGCTTTCTAAAACCTGTGCTGTATTCCATATACAGATAATCTCTAATGGCCTCTCGCATTTTTTTAGCTATCTGATAAGCCATTTCTATCTTTATCTCTCTGTCACTGCTTGCAACCGCCTGCATACACCCGCTAACTACACACAATTTTATTATATCCTGATAACCATCTTTCGAAAATGTGATTATCTTTGCATCACTATCACCCGTTTTTTCTTTGTCTGCTACGGATTTTATATGTATATATTCATCGGCTGACTCTATATTGCTTAAGCCATGCGCCAATAAATTAGGAGCCGCTAAACTAGCTGCACCCGCCATCATTAACTTTAGAAAATCTCGTCTGTTCATCTTTATAGCTCCTATTGGTTGGCTATTCCATTACCGGCTCAACACCGATAGGCTCACCATCGGCATCATAAATGATCTTTTTCGGTCTGTTCATCTGACCAGCTAAGGATTGTAACTGCTCATTGAATCCGCTGTTCATACCGTTTAATGATTCTGCGTTTTCAGCTCTAACACTATTCAGCTCACCTAAAATACCATCAATAGCGGCTGTTAAGTTAGCGTCATTCTGCTGCTGTTGTGCTGATAGAATAGAATTAAGCACCTCTTGAACACTAGCACCGGCCTTAACCTGCTCAACCGCAAGTGCTGTCTCTTGTTTAATATCAGCCTCGTATCTATCCGCTTCAATCTTAGCGGCCTCAATACTGCCTTGCATACCTGCGTTATATTCATCAAGTGCAAGCTGTCTTTCCTTAAGATCAAGCTCTCTGTTTTTGGCCTGAATATCAGCATCCTGCTTTTGTTTCTGCAATAACGCCTTATCCTGCTCAATCTTCATTTGTGCTTGTGCAATTACCTGTTCAGGTGTCTGTTCTGGTTTCTGCTGTGCTTTTTGTTGCGCTGCTTGCTGTGCTTCTTCTGAGTCTGGGTCTGTCCAGTACATATCGACATTCTTAAGATCAGAGCGCTCAACTAATCGGGCAAACGTATTATAAATATTCTTAGGCGTAACCAGTGGTGAGCCTTGCATCAAATGGCCTTCTTGTTTCTCAGCCAATGTCCAAAGCTGTGCAATCTCTTTGTCTCGATTACCTGTACCCAGACCAACAACAACCGTCATATTAGTACGTTCTTTCCACTCCATCGGATTGATTTCAACATACTTGTTATTTAGCTTAACAGGTATAGTGCGATCATAGTGTTTAATGATTAGTTCGTGAATCATCAGGAATGCGTCTTTAATGCCAGTCTCTGCAAAGTTACGGGCATACATTTCAAGCTGTTGGTTAGATTGCTGCTGTGCGCCTTCAAATGCACCATAAGTAGCCTTAGCCAATACCTCAGCATCAAGCCCCATATTATTGCGGCCCACGCCTGTTCTAAACTCACCGGCCTCTTTCAAGTGCTGCAGCATAGGCATAGATGCGCCCGCTGTGAATGGAACTAATAACGGTGTGATTGTGCCTGCTTTCTTAACTAATTTAAGACCACCAACGCGAGAAGTAAGAACACTGTCCATATTCTCAACGTCTTTGGCTACCACCTCTTTCTCAGGATTATTCGACAGATAAAGATTATCAAGCATCTGGCGTGTTAATACCGTAGTGACTCGCTGTATATCCATCAGCTTATCAGCGTTAGATAAACCTAAATGCTGGTGAGGCATGGGTACAGGTGAGATGCAAGGGAATGGGATAAAGTCGCATTGCTCGCTATCTAAAATAACAGAGCCAACCTTGCTGTGCTTCCACAACTGAGAGCGTCCGTCTTCATCCATGTCCATGTAAATATAACATTCTTCAAACAAATGCTCTCGCATCGATTCGTCAGCAGGCTCGTGTAAGCTCGAGTCTTCATCGGTTAATTGTTCGCGTGATATCTCAAGTGTGCCGTTATTATCGCCTTCATAACCAGCTAAGCCTTTTACTACGTTCTCATCAAAGCCCATACCTAATAGCTCTGATTGTGTAACTGGTCTGACATGCGCTACAAATGGTGAGCCTTTTAATGATAATGATGAGGTATTGTTAGAGATTCGCATCTCTTCATTTGGCACGTTAGCGACTTTAACTTTCTTTTCATTAACCGTGATTTCTAGCTTGATATCAAACAGCTCAACATCTATCTCAATAGGCTGGCCAGTCATAGGATCAGGCTGAACAATCTTTTCAAAGTGCGAATCTTGCTCAATCCCTTCCGCGCCTTCTTGCGCCATGACCTGCGCTAATTCGTCCTCGGTCAGATTTGCATAAGTCTGAGTAGTTATCTTTTCCACATCCTCAATCCAGACCTTGATATAAGCATTCTTCATCAACAGCGCAGATTTAATCCACGTAAATAACAGCATGTAGCCGTCATTCTCTTTGTTAAAGACATAGTTTACATAATCGGTTTCTTGCTTGGCTTGTTCTTCATCTTCTTCGCCTGTCGCATCAAACTGAACAGTGCGCTCACCGGCTGAGAATACCCGCATCATGGCAGGCATAGTCCACTCAATGTTTTCCATTAACTCGCGGGTTGTTATTCGACTAAGACCTTCTTCCTCATCGCCGTACAATTCACCGAAATATCGATCCATTGCCTTGGATTGTTCAGATTCAAGGTCGGATGAATATCCACCCATAGAGTTATTAAGCTGTTCATTAAGGATTGCTACGAGAGATGCGTCTTTAATCATGCGATTGAGCCTGTTTTGTAGTTCAGTGTGCCGCCCCAGTCATTGGTAATATCAGGACTAATAACACTCATCATCAAAGAGTCCGCCAGATTAGGCGAGGGTATCTTGTGTTTATTCCACATATCTTCTTTGCTCATTATCTGAATCAATCCGTTACCGTTCGGCTTCTTAGGTATTCTACACAATTCTGCCCTTAATTGCGCCATGCATTTAATATCTGAGGACAAGCTAATCATCTCATCAGGGTCAATGTAAGCGTCTTTGGTTACTGCTAACCACGTATTATAGAATCTGTCTCTTGTCTTCCAGTAATACTGGGCACGTTTATTTCTAAAGGTTTGCTTATTGGTTCTTGCGTCTTCATTCTTTTCTGTCTTGTCAGGCTGGTATAAATCATCTGGATCATCCACGCCCTCAGAGCCTTTGAACATCTGGTACTTGCAATGCTTGTTAGTGAATGACTTGGCTACTTGCCGTCTTAACGTTACTCCTAAACCATCACAATCCCATGTAAACATATCTGCATTCACTTCTAAGGCGTAATCAGTAGCCCAATCACAGCCCTCATTCACATCACCGACTTTCTTTTCCTGTACATCCAGCACAACAGAGCCATGCCGATACACAAGCCCTTTAGGGTCATCACCTAAGTCTGATGGGTCATGAGAAACAATCTTAGTGCCTCGCGCTTCAAATCCTTTCTTGAGGTGAGCGTCAATAGCTGCATCAAACCATTCTACAGGGATAATACTGTTTTCAATCTCATCATAATACTGCCCGCCCCAGACATGATCATACTTAGCCCGACTCCACATCTCTTCATTTTTCTTGCGTTGAGTTTCTAATCGTCCAGGAAAAAAGGGATTGTCTTGATAATTAATCTCGATAACCAATACATGATCATCTTCATAGTACCCATCACGCAGCAAATCCCTAGCGTATGGCTCTAAGTGTTCTTGACTGATGGGGTCGGCTGAACTGCCTTTGTTGAGTGAATACCATATTTCCGCGTCTGTATTACGTATGGTTGGCTCTAATGTTTCCAGTGACCGAGCGCTAATCGTTGCGGCCTCTTCAATCCAGAAATCATCGAAATCATCCATCGACTTAATACCCTCCGGATTACGTGCTAACCCTCGGTATTTAACCGCGCCGCCATTCTCATGACTTATCTTGCTCTCACCTATTGAGAACCCCGGCAACTCTGATGCTGTTATTTTCTTAGATATGATGGAATGAACTGAATCTTCTATACTGTTCTGGTACTCACGAAAAGCACCGACTTTGCGCCCATAGTCTTTTACTTTGGATGCCATAATAGAGGCGATGTTCTCTGACTTGCCGCTGCCTCGACTTCCATATATAACCTTTATGGGCTTTGGTGTGATCAATGCTCTTTCTAGCTTTAAAGGGATAGATACATCCGGCTCCTCTTCAACTTGAACAAACTCTTTGCCATTATCTTGCCAGCACCTTACCAATCCTTTATCAGGGCAAACAATACCAAACACGGTCATTCTCTTGGCTCTACGTCTTCTTAGCTCAATAACCGCCGCAGCCTGTAGCTCTAGCTCATTTCTTGTTAATGATTGCTGCAAGCTCTTCGTCCGATTTGCCGGTTAGATCAATGCCACCAGAAAACTCTGTCTCTGTTTTATCCTTCCATCCAAAGTTATTTTTAAGGTTAAAGATAGTGCCTGTAACAGCGTTGCCGCCAAGCCTTTGCTCTAGGTGAATCTCTACTTTAGCCCTTGCTCTTTTTATAGCGTCAAGAAACTCATCTCTATTAGAATAATCTAATAAGCCTTGTCTGCTTAAATCTAGCTCGTAAGCGAGTCCTGCCATAGTAGGGTTATAGATCATTGCGTCGCCTGCTTTCATGTAAGCATTGCCGTCTTCTGCAAAGTAAGCATCGATAATAGCCTGCATTTCTTCTACTGTCTTATACTTGAGAGGTCTGCCACCAGCCATCAGATCACCACCAACGAATAAAGCCCGTAGCCAGCTAGAATCAGTATGACTGCATGTACTAATGCTTGAGCAATATCAAAGAATGTTTGCCAGTGCTTTAGGGGTGTTAAATCTAGTTTCATCAGCCTATATCCTTCTCTATTCTTTCCATGTCATCGACGTATATTGCCATCTGCTCTTTTTCGTATTCAGCAAAGTAAGGCGAATGTACTATCTTTCTGTAATTATCGCCGTATTGCTCATAGAAGAAATCTAATGTGGCCTCTCTTAGTCGCTTGGCTGTTTGGAATGCGATTTCTTGCGCTCTCTCTTTTTCTATTGCTTTGTCTCTATGAGTGCCTTTTATTCGTACTGTTTTTACCGCATCCTCACAGCCTTCTTTGCTTATTGTATATTTCTTGTGATAGGCATCACTTGGTATATCTTCTATTGATACCAGTCTAGCGAACCCATGTGCGTTAAATGTCGCTTTGATTGTGTCGTCTGGCAGTGATACTTTCTCATATTTGAATGTATCTTGATTGCCAGCCAGTAATATAGGTGCTTTCAGCCCTGCTGACAGTGCTAGTGTGGATTTTAGGAAGTTTCTGCGGTTCATGGCCTTGTCCTCACGATAGATGCTTTAAGCTTTAATCTCTCTATTGAATCCAGCGCATCCTCTAAGTTGTCTCTGGTTTCATCAAGTATAAATATATATGCATTATGCGGGTCGGTATTAAGCTGGATAATCTTTTGCTGGGCGTTATCTGGTGTTAGATGTACGAAGTCAGGAGAGTGATATAAGCCCATTTCTCCATCAGTCAAACGTATTATATCTTTATCTTGCATATTGCAGAGCTTCTGCACTAGCCCAGTAGCGTCTGGATGGTCTTGATTAACTAGAAATATGTTCATTGTTTTAGCTCTCCTTAGAGTTGGCTATATTGTAGTGCTCTTGAAACTCATCTGCATCCCATATGTTTTGTGTTTGACAGCAAGGGCAGATAGCAGAACATAGTTTTCTTATTGGTACTTTTTCAGACCATGTATGCTCGCATTTACCGCAAGTAATTTCCCACTTCTTTTTTCCTGTAAAGTGATTCCATAAACCATTGGCTCTTAAATTTGATGGGTTTCTTTGTATTGTCATATCAGCTCCGTTAGGTTGGCTAATGGTTAATTACTTACCGCGACCTTTGCCGCCCTTGCGTTTCTTTGGTTTAAAACAGGCCATTGTATTAGTCCTATGTTAATCGTCTAAGCTAGGGGTTAACTCAAACTCGTTTATATCTTCTAACGTATCATCATCAGAATGCTGCTGGATGAATAAAGCATAGCGCAAAGAGTCTATTTCTTCCTCTCTGATTCGCTGTTTGTTTAGCTTATATTCAAATAAGCTGACTATGTTGTCTTTGATCTCCATAGATCACCTGTTAGGGTGGGTTTTAGGTGATTATAGCCCAGAATTGTTCTGTTTTGTACTATGAGGCCATAAGTTAAGTTTATGCTCTAATTTTTTAAGCCTGCTTTTAATGTCTGCCATCTCTTTAGCGGTATCTTTTTTTCCTGCTTCAAAAGCTGCCGCTGCCAGCCCTACTTTCGTATAAGTGTTGTATTGATCTTCTTTTGATTCTAGCCATTCGTGAAAATCCATCTTATTAACTCCCGTAGGTTGGTTAAATTTTCCAGAATATTCGGCAAAATCACTCTGGCATGACCTGATACCCCAATACCCGAAGATATTGTGTCTGCCTAATTAACTTAATAATAGCATTATTGCCTTTTTATGTCTCCTTACTCGTTTCTTTCTCTCTTTCTCGACTCGTTGCAGCTCTTCAACTAATTCACGGTCTAATCGCTCTGCTTGTAGTGTGTCGTCAAAGTCAGGCGTTTTCTTGACTATCCGTAGCTTAGGCCGTTTCTTAGGCTTTATTTCCTCAATGAAATCTTCAAGGATGTCATCTGGTTGCTGTGTCCAAGGGAAGAATGACTTATCTACATATTTAACCTTTCGCTTAGGGGGTGCGCCGCCAGCAGGCTCGACTATCTCCTGCTCTACCTTACCATTAAAGCTGCCATATAATGACCTAGTGCCGCCATAAAGCCCTAATCTGGTTGTTTGTGCGCCAGAGAAAGCCATCTAAACAATCTTAAAGGTATCGCCATTTGCCATAGCGGTAGTAAGTGCTGTAAAGGTCAGTAATCCAGTGACATTAGCATAATCAGTTATATCCGTTGCTTCACCCTCTGCATTACCCGATGTTACTACCATGACACGACCTATAAGCTGGTCATCTGCATAACCTGATAGGTTGCTCGTAGCCTGAGTGGTTGATAACGCGCCAGTAGCCGCTGAACTGTAAATAATGCCTAGATTTAGATTATCAACAACAGTGTCGATAATATCCTGTTTGGTCTCTGTCGCTATATCTGCATCGCTGATAGCCGTGTCTATTTCGGCGTTTAATTGCGCCATGATGGTTGCATCGTATGGATTGCCTGAACCTGAACGTGTAAACGATACGCCGTCCTCAGTGCCAGAACCAGAGAGTGTAATATTCGGAATGGCGTCGCCAGCAGTTATTTCAATAGGCTGGAATGTAATACTGTTTCCCTGTGTGCTTGCAATAGTTACGCCATCAGATCCGGTAATGGTGTCTAAATCTGTCTGCGCTGTTGATATAGGCGCATCTAAATTACCTATATTGCTCTGTACGCTATCCGCTGCTGTTGTGTTGTCGCTAATCGCTTGAGCATCTACAACAGGTAGAGCGCTTGTTGCGCCATTTGAAACAGTTGTATGCTGCCATGTTTCTACATCAACCGAAGCGGGAACTAAAACAAACTCACTGGTAGCGTCCGGTGTAATAACCCATGTTTCCGCTACAGTAGCGACTTTTGTTGTTCCGTTATACGCTGTAATAATGTCATGCTCGCCTATACCAGTACCCTCAACGATCATACATCTATCACCCCGATAGATGTTATCTGTTGCGCTTGCTCCCGTATCAAGTGTTATGGTTGTTGCCGCGCCTGCTTGAGCTGTACCTGAATGAACCTCAAATGCTGCGTCTATTTGGCGTAATCGTTTACCGGCGGAATTATTAATGTTGTGAGTTCCACCTGTTAATAATCTATCCCAAACAGCTTTTGCAATCTCTACCATGCCGGTCGCAGCTTGGCTGATTGCGTCTAGACCTGTCGCAGAAAGTGAATACCCTGTTTTGTCGTTATTGTTGGTTAGATTGGTTGTGGTGGTTATTGTACCGGCTGTAATGTTGGTCGGTGTTGCTAAGTCATCTATTCCAGTTGCACCACCTGCTGATGTGGCTAGTCCACCCGCCGCGTCTGCTGCTGCATTTGGTAAGGCTGTCATGCCGCCGCGTACCGAATCAAATAAATCAACATCAGTAAGCTGGATTACACAGCCAATAACCACCATGCCGGTAACTGTGCCATGAACTACGACTTTATCGACACCAGAGGCGCAAGCTGCGTCCGGCAAATCAAATCGATAGACACCATTGCCGATATGTAAAAAACCGCCGTCTGTGTGGGCTGTGGTGAGTGCTGCAAGTGTTGCTTCTGTGATTGCTGTTGAGGCCGCGCCATCCCTGCGATACTGTAAGTCGATACCAGAGGTATTCCAGACAACCCCCGTTTCTGGTGTGCCGTCTGTTGAGTCAACTATACGCAATTCTACTGATACGTTAGTTGTGCCTTTTGTAATCAAATAATTGTGCATAGTTAGTCTCTATGTATAACTCATCATTAATGGGAGTATTGTACCACCTCCGCCCCCGCCAAGGTCTAGCCCTTCCCAAGAAGTGGCTCTGGATGCGCTTGAATTGCTAAAGTGTGTTACTCCATAATCGCCGCTGGTATGGTCTGTATCTGTCCATGCCGTTGAAAACCCCCCAGAGGTAATCTCCACATCATTAATAAAGGCGGTTAATGTTGCCGTGCTACCTGATACTGTCACCTCAAGGCGTAGTGTATCGCTAACAGCCAAGGACTCAGAAGATGAGGCTTTATCGTTGTTAGACGTGCCTGATACTGTAGACCCGCCCACAAGCCCATCTGTACCATCATCACATCGCAGGAAATAACAATTTGCGCTGCCATCCGTTGCTATATGGACACCAACACCTGTATAAACAAAGCCTGTAATAGCGCCAACGACTATCTCACTGGACTGGTCTACCGATGGAGATTGGCCTGTGTAACCAGCTATATTCGAGCCTGCGTCATTGCCGTAAGCAGCATTGCTGAAAATATAGTACGTACCCTGATTTACAACCCAGTTAACATCATGAGTAGGCAAGGTTGTAAAGTTAGTATTTGTGAACGCATCCGAAGCCATTAGATGTCCTGCACCTGTGTCTGTGCTGCCATTAGCTGTATAAACGCAGCTTGTATGGTTGTTGAGCCTGTAAGCTCTGTTGTGTCCATGCCGTGATTCTCAGCAAACTTTCTAAGCCTTGCTCTCTTTCCGGCTGGTATTTGGGATAACGTGCTGTTTCTGGTTAACCCACCAGCGAATAAGTTTTCTTTAAGGCCATCAAGCGAGTACATGTATTTGTTGATTTTGAATAACCGAACAATGTTATGTATCACGTTTTTGTAGGTTAGTGATACATTGACCCATCCGCTAGGTAAATCAAGATCATCTAATCTGGCTTTTACTGCATTAACTCTAGCCGCGGTCAGTGTGCTGTTAATATTAGCAGGGAATCGCAATACATCAGGGTATGCGGCGAGCGTGTTAAGCGTTGTTGTGTCTGCTTCGATCTTTGCAATAGCCACGTTAGCAGCGCCATTATGCCGCCAGTCGAACCCCTGAACCGATAAACCGTCCCTCTTGTGTTGATTGTTGATGTATTTCATGTCCCGGTCACTACGCCACGGGTTTGTGCTATGTACCGTTTCAACCAGTGGAATTATAAAATATCTGACAGGCATTATTGAATACCGAAAAGTTTATTCATAATAGTATTTTACCACATCAACTGGGTTTTTTAACTAACGATAACAAGCGAGGCCAGATCATTTCGATAATGAGTTTATAAGCAGCAATGCCAAGACCACCACAACAAACGCTAATGAACATCCAAAACCATAAGGGTTGCTTAGGTAGTCCGAAATAATAGCCAATTAATCCCCCTGATAATCCGAATATAAAGGCAGCAAGCCAAATAATAGCTGTTTTTCTTATTTTTCTACGCTCTGGCCAGAAGCCAAAATAGATATACTTAAACGCCTGAGTGAGCGACATAACGCCGATAGTAATAACCACCAGAGCCGTCTTTTGTGCCGGTGAAAATAAATCAATAAGCTGATTTAGGTAGGCTTCCATTATTTATGCGCTATATCGTTATCTAAATGATTTTTGAATGAATCAATGATCGATGATTGAACCGCTTGTTCTGTGATGGTTTTCTGTAAAATCTTGGTTTGCTCTCGCGCTATCTTGTTTTCTTCAACGCCTTGTTTTTCCATGACCTTAACCGTTGTGGATATCTCAGTTAATACCCTGATAGTTGCCTTGCCGGTCGCTGTCATTTCGGCCTGCATCTTCTCGATAGCCACTTCTTGTCGTTCATTAATGATACGATTCTGCTCTATTTGTGGTAGCTGAGAGGCTACCGCAACAATGAATAGCGTTGTTAGACCTAAAAACAACTTCCACACCCATCCACGAATAAAATTATATTTATCTTCATCTGCCTTCTTCGTCATCACTATTTACCTTTTTATTATTTTTCGGTTAAATAGCTTAGGCGTAGCGCTTCTTAATCTTTTTCTTAGGCGTTTTAGGCGTTTTCTTTTTCGGGGTAGGCTTACAGTCTTTCTTTGCCATGTTCGCTCCTATGAGGTCATTAGCTGGTGGTATGCGTTATCCCGTAGTTTATCATAATCTACAGACTTGTCTTGTTTAGGGCAATTAAAGCACTTTGCAGGGCTGTCTATGTGGATAGCGTCGATTGCGTTAGCTTCAAATGGTGGCTTGATCTTGAGTTGCTTGTACTCTTGTTCAGTCATATCTAAACCCCTTAGCGTTATGGCTATTTTAACTATTATTGGTGATGGTTACAAATTAAGTGGTTTCTTTCAATAATTCTGGATTCTCGTAAATATTACCGATTACTTCTATCGCTTGTTTATAGTAGATATTAATAAATGGACTATTTACCTGAAATCCAGCCCTATCAATTTCACCATAAATAATTGAATCTCGATGCCTTATCATGTTTGCGCTTATGTACTCCAAAATATCCCCCTCATAAATCTCAGTACCGTTCTTATCGAGCAATCCTGTAAACTGCATGATCTCACAAGCGTAATGGTCTGATAAAAATTCGCCCAGCTCTTCATTAGTGGATAATGGGCCAGATATTACCTCTGGCATGTAATCCATTTCTCCATCACCAAAAGCTCTAAATTTAATCGTTCTCATGCTCTTATCCTTATCTAAAAATAAGCCCTACCTCATTCGTGCAGGGCTTATTCAGTTCTTAATATTTCTCTATGTTTATGAGGTAAATCTATTTAGTTAGTCCATGATTGCAAATCCTCCGGTCATAGCGTTAATAAATATATGTTCTCTGCACCCAGAAAGCCGCAATAAAGCGGCTGGTAAAAAACTCCGGCTGCTAGGATGCAAACCGGAGAACATACTCCCAACGCAGGGAGTGACAGGGTGGCAAGATATACCGCTTGCCGTCGGATTGGGGTTAGTATTCGTTAATTATTTTAAGTATTCTGTCTCTTTCGCGGATCACTCCTACAAGCTGACTCCTTAAGCCTTCGACTATTTTATCATCCGGCTCATTACGAATAACCAGCATAGGCAAATCAGGATGATAGAAAACCAGATCACACCATTCGCGCTCACAGACCATCATTTGACCTTGAATCTGCTGAATATAAGCCGGTGGTGATTTCTTGTTTTTACTGTAATAAATCAGCGCTCCAATATGGTTAGCTGTTTTTAAGCACTTGAACTCAACCATGCCGTCATCATTTATCAGCCCGTCAGGTGATACGCCATATAAGCCGCTATCAGGCGTTACAAATCCAGTCTCGACAACTTCGCTATCATTGAGAAATTGATAGCTTGCGCGGGCTTGTGGCTCTAGCTCAGTACCTCTATCTGTCCATTGGTTGCCTTCAAATGAATCTAGTGGCTTTCCGGCGTACAAATCACCAGCCAGATTAGCTGCATAAGTTTCCATTGATTTTGATGGCGCACCCGTTGAGGTGATCAGGTCTTTAAATTTTGACCCTGTAGGAATACCACAACGAACCGCAAACCATTCATCAGTGCCTTGTTCCATGTTATGCGTAATCATTTTTTAGCCTTCTTTTTTGCTTTAATACCCATGTCAATTTGTCGCTTTGCCTCTGGTAGAGCGTTAATGCTAATTTCTTCAATCGAATTAACCTTTAAAGCATCCTTTAACCAGCGCTCATATTGCTTCATTGGCAGCTCGTTTTCATTAATCAGCGCATATAATTCATTAGCCTGAATTTCCGTGATTTTTTCAACAGGTTCATTGCCGTCATTTTCATCTTCACCAATAGCAACATTGAAGATAAGTTTTAGCAGGTAGCGCATTCCGTATGTCATAGCTGCGCCTGTAGCGTGAGTCTGTGTCATTACGTTGCCGCCTTTTGCTCCTTTGCCATCTGCCGACATATCAATGTAATGCTTTCGTGAGTGGCCATCACTGTGCGAAACATGACAAGTAACACGGACAAAATCTTGAGCCGCCCCCTCATCAGTACCAAACGATAAAGCAAAACCGTTCTCGGTATAAATCGGTCTCAGCACTCTATCCAAAGCGGCATAGCTGGCGTAATTGCTTTTTGTTTGGGGATTGGTGCAATCCGCTGATATTCTACCCATCTTTGATTGCGCCTTGCTCATAGCCTCATTAAATGCCTCCTCTGAGGTTTTTGCTGTGATCTTCTGGTGCATTTCAAATAAACGCTCCATTTTATCAACGTCAACATCTGGATTGAGTGCGGCTCGTTCAATAACCTGCATAATTGCTGCTGATTCGGTGACCGGAATTACATTTCCAACCGGCTCTGTTATTAATGGCTGTCCTGATGTCATTTCTTTACTCTCTTGATCTGTCATGATTTCACCTGTCGTTTATCTTCTTCATAAGCCGCTGCAAAATTCCTGCGCTCGGCTTGGTTTAGTTTCATTACGTCAACTATTATGTCGTGGTCTTTGCCTGACTCACGATAAGCTGTGTATAGCTGATATCTGTTTTTGTTTTCGGTATCCATTAGCACGCCTGATGCGCTACTGGCGATGGTGTTTTGTAATGACTATGATCAGTCATGTATTTGTCACAGATTTTGCAGAATCTATCATTATCATCTTGAGCCACGAAATAATGACGCTCTGATAATGCCCGCATGATTTCTTCGTCCTGAGCAAGCTGCTCATCGGTTCTGTCGTCATCCTGAGAATCGTAATATTTATTGTTATCAACGCTCATTTAACCAGCTCCAATAGCTTCTTTTCTTCTTCTGAGTTTATCCTTCCGTGATTTGGATGAAATCCATATCTGAATTCTGCTGATTTACGAGCGCAGATTGCTTCAAATTTATCTTTAAAGTGTCCGATGTATATGTTTTTATGATTTGCCTTTATTCTGACAAGCCAAGCTGAATCTTTTTTGTTCCAAACGAGACCCACTACTCCAGACGTATTATTTTTTTGTATTGTTCTATTTTTTTGATTTTCGAGTTTTGAAACGCTTCTCAAATTACACCACCTGTTGTCGGTTCTAATATGGTTTATGTGGTCTATTTCATCTGGCTGCTCGCCGGTCATATAAACATAGGCGACTCTATGTGCTAAATACACCATATTATCCATAAACAAATACAAATATCCGTCTGATGTGGTTGGCCTACAAACAACCGGAGAGTAGTGTATTTTCTTATTTTTTTTCCATTCAAAAAAACCAGTATCGGGATCGTAAACTACAGTGTCTATTGTTTTCTCATAGTCAATGTGTCTATACTTATTCATCATTCCCACCCTCTATTTATTCTGTTGCCGTTACTGTCGAACCTGATCTTTGAGTTTTCAATACTTTTATCAAATGTCATGAACTCAGGCAGTCCGTAGATTTCGATAGCTTCACTAATTAGCCATGCCGCCATAATAGCCAGCAGGACTAATAAACACTTGAAGCACCTTATTATCCTTAAATCCTTTTTGCTTGGTCTCATTGGCTTGTCCTTATTTGCCCCAAAGTTCTTTGGCTTTTTTTAGGGCTTTGATCATGTTGTCAATATCAGCATATTCACACAAATATTTTGTTTTCTCTTCGTCATCAAAATAAATACCGACTGTTACAGCGTCAGCCATAACAAGCCTGTCATTAGAATCATCAAACTTAATTTCTGTGATTTCTTCTTTTACTTTATCTCTAATATCTAATGTAGCCATCTCTCTTCCCCTGTCTGTATTTATTGTTTCGATGGCTAATTATAGGCATAGCTATATTTGATTGTCAACTACTAACGAGTATTATTTTAATACGCTGTTTAGGTTGACATTCGCATACTATAGGATTAGTATCATAGGCACATTACAAAAAAGGTGATTTATGAGTCTATTAACAATTACGTCAAAACTACTTAAAGAGTGTCCATTATCCAAGCCATTTATTGCAGATGAGTTCGGTTGCTCTATTGGGTATCTGAATGATATTTCAGCCATGTCAGGCGACCCCGGCATTAAAAAACTGGAATGCCTGCACGATTGGCTGATTGATGAAAAGGCGCATCGAGCAAAGCAGCAAAGGAAATGCAAAAAATGAGCAAGACCATGCAAATGAACTATTGCAACGGCTGTGTTTATGTGATGAACAACGAAACCGGCGAATGTGACAATATTTTTGCTTTTGATTATCTGGATAAGGTCGAGGAAATATCGCCAGAGTTCAGAGATTGGCCTGACCTACATGAAGCATGGAAGTATTACCGTAACGAAATAAGCAAGCCCTTACCGGCTTTGAGGAATTGATATGGCTAAGAAATTAAACCGCTGGAATGGTCGAGCAACTGACTGGGCTATAAACAATAAAAAAGTTCAGCGTATTTATATCGGTGCATTTAGTCGTGCAGATGCTTCAAGAGCCTTGAAGGAAGCAGGTTATTTGTACGGGACAGATAGCGAATTAAAGAATTATTTTTCTGAATGCTGGGGAAACTCAATGGACGGCATTAATCTTGACCGTGGCGTATGGGTGTCTTTCAGCGGGCATAGCTCAAAAGAAGTTATTGAGAGGATATTATGAACCTAGACAACCTAACAAACCCAGAGCTTGACAGGCTTTGTGCTGAAAAGATGGAGTGGAAGCTTGATGGTTTCTCGCTGGAAGAAGATAGATTTGGCGACATCCTTATGGATGAATACGAAACGCCGAAACTGTATTTCAGCCCTACCACAAATAAAGATCAGTGCTTTGATTTGCTGATTGAGAATTTATTAACAGTCACCCCGCCTTGTTATGGTAGTGGTAAATGGAGCGCGGAAGTTTATGTTCCCAAAGGCGATGATAATCACAGGTTTCGATTTCATACAGAAGACACCGACCCACTACGGGCAATCGTTAAGGCTTACATAATGAGCAAGGGGGAGTGATGGGATTAATAACTAAAATGGAGTTAATACATCCTACTAATAAGAATAAAATTGTCAGGTTAGAAAAAGATGCTTATTCGCTTAATTTAATGGCTTGTAGAAATGGCTACCAATACTCAGGAATGACAATTGATGAGGATATGCTACCAATAATTAAACAAATTATCGAAGACTGGGAGCGTAACCAATGACTAACCCAGATTTGAAGCCGTGTTGTAGCTCGTGTGAGAACTTAGGTTATGAGTCTCCACAGCCAGATCAGCCTTATCCTGAGATATGGTGCATGAAAGGTCATTTTGATTGCCCTAGCTCGTTAGATGAGCTGCACGAACCGATTAATTGTAAGGATTACACCCGCGAGGACAACAAATGATTAATATTACTGATGAAGAATTAAATGATTCGATACAACAATTGCAAATGCTTTTGTATAAGGTTTCTGACGTTGAAGACATTTCTGTATACGCCCCTGTTCTAAAAAAACTTATCGCAGAACACGAAGCCACGAGAGGTATGGAATGGGTTAGCGTTGATGAGCAGATGCCTCCTATAGGTGTGCTAGTAGATGTATGTATAAAATTCAGCGAGGACGATTACGGAAGGGTTACCGATTGCGAGTTTACTACTAAGTATGGATGGGGAAAAGATGGTGAAAGTCTTCATTCATATCTGGCTTTTGTTTTTATTGGAGTAACTCATTGGAGGCCAATACTACCACTACCTACTGGAGAGAGTGAATGAGCGAATTTTTGAAGTGTGTAATAGAATCTGATGTGCTTCATTTTAAAGATAACTTCATCAAAGAAAAGAAATACGAGATAACTAAAGCTGGTGATCTAGATGTAATAACTGCTGAAGATGGCGTTAAATATCCTGTTGATATTGGAAACCACAGTTTAATAGATATGGACATTACATTTAACTTAAAACCAAAGTTCGTGCCAGCTTAACACCCCAACCATGAGGAATTGAGATGGATATTTATGAAGTAGTAAAAAAATTAATAGGAGATGTAGAGCCGATTGGTGATTCAACTATCGACAGCATGACCTATGAAAATTTGCAGAAACTAACATCGCTTGCAGAGCAATTACTAACAGATATATGCCGGATCGAAACTGAATATAAAAACAATCATCAGTATAGCATGAAGCGAGCGTCAGAGCATTGCGCTGGATTTTTAGATGCTAATGGTGTGCATGAATGATTAACCCCTAATAGGTGATGTGATGACAGATAGTAGATTAGGTATTTTTGGCGATGGTATCGAAAGAGCTGATAACAAAAGAGAACGGGAAAGACTACTGTGTGAAAAACATAAGCGCTTCCCTTGCCGTGAATGCGGAACTAAGTATTATCCAGAGTGTGAGTGCTCTTTTTGTAAACCAATTAACCCACCCAACAGGTGATAGGAGGCGAGACGAGATGAGCAATCAGGTGGATGATCAAGTATTGTTGTTGTCGTTAAAATCAGTTCTCACAGCACTTGATAATCTATTAAGTGACTGTATCGACGATAATGGAAACCTAAAGCAGCCTAGTAAACAATCTATTATGAAAGCCAAGGGCTACTTGCCCGCTAAGTATAGAAACGCATACAACAGGTGATAGGAGATTGATTATGAGTGAAATAAGCAAGACAATACCCTTAAAAGAGCTTGAAAGATTATACAAACTTGCCGATGAAGCGGTAAGCCCAGAGGTTACGTTTTCAGAAGATTATGAGAAAATGAAAATACAAGCAGATGATATAAAAAGAAATAATATTTTGATTATCTGGAATGCTCTTGGAAAATTAACTGACCACAAATAAAAAATCCTGAATTGACCTAGAGCCAAAACAGGATTATTATTAACTTTATCGGTGACCCTACCAAGGTCGTCGAAAGTATCAGAGGTTTAGGCAAAATACGATCAACGTGTCGATAAGACAATTATATATCATATTTTCCTAATAGTTCAACTAATCAATTAATCTCTTGAATACTTTCGTAGCCGGTTCCTGACCAGAGGGTTATATTCGGGCTTTTTTCGGCTTACTGGCAAATAGGATTGATTTAGAACAAATGAATAACAAATCTAGGCAATGATTCGCCATATCAACCTAGCCCATGAAACTCAGTGTATCTGAGATGTGATTTGCTCAAAGGATTGAGTATCTGGTTTAGCCAGAGGGGGAATAATTAGTACCTGTAATCTAGCCTAGAGTTAGACCAGAGCATGTGGACATGTTCATGGGGGAAAATGGCAGTGTTATGTCTAAAATAAACGAGGAGAGGAAAGATGAAATCAGTAAAAGAATTGAAAGAAGAGTTAAGTAAATTTGAAGACGGTGATTTATGTTTTGCCTATGAGGGTGAGGTTATTGGCATAGTAGTAAATAGGGGTGATAGGCAAGGAGTAATTTATTGCGGTGAAGGCAGTCTTAAAGAGAGCGAAACTAAGATTATCGATTAACTTAAATAAATAGGAGATAGGAATATGAGCATAAGAAATGAGATTTTAAAATTAACAGCTTTTACCGGATTTGAAAGCAAAGCCTGTTATGCGATGGCGGAAGAAGCTGCGAGAATTGCTGAAAAGTATGTCGGCGAAATAGATGAAGGTACTTTTGAGCAAGCCGCTAGGCCGCTAATAAAATACATTAACGAAAACCACCATATTCATGTGACCGCTATTGTTGATAGTGATCATGCCGAGATATTAGAAGGCATTAATGTATTCAGTACTAAGGATTACATCAAATAAACCAAGAGGATAGAGAGATGGATATTTTAGAAAAACTGTATGACTTTAATACTGAATTAACAAATGACGCTAGAATTGAGATAGCAGAAAGTGTACAGACGCTAATGGAATTGATCGGAAATTTAGTTGAATTATGCGATGAAGAAATAGCCGACCCAGAGGATTGTTCAGCACTACAGTCAGCTAAAACATACCTCAAGGAGAGCAATAATGGCTGATGAAACTCTGCAACTACTAAAGGCCTTCATAGATGCCATGGGTTATGAGTATAAGATAGATGTTGTTGACCCCCTTGTAACACCCGTCGAGGCGATCTACAAAGTCACAAAGAAGCCCAAAAAGCTCCGCGAGACTAAGCAGGAGGGGTATAGCGAGGGCTTTCTTGAGCTTTGGTCTATTTACTCGCTGAAAGGAAAAGGAAGTAAACAAGCGGCATTCAGGCAATACAAGGCGCGAATGGCAGAGACAACCGATAAAAATTATTATCATAGTCACCAGCAAATGAAGAGGGGTATGCATAAATATGTGTTTTTCATTAAAGAGACTGGCCAATATTCTATGCACATGAGTACATTTTTAGGCAGAGACAAGCACTATCTAAATGACTTCACCATACCAGATAGCGTAGTTAAGAAAAACCGAGTCAAGCAAGACTGGGAGACCATACCCGAAAATGAGAACCATATACTAGCTTTCATTGAGAAGCACGGATTTAAAAAGTGTACTCAGGGCGAGACTACCAAGCACGTTATAAACCGCCTTCGAAGTGAGATAAGGGCGAGAATATTAGCAGAGGAAAAATAAGATGGGAATATGGTTTGGATGGAGAGAATTATTTATAGATGTTAATGGTTATCCGACAGATGAAGAAACTGATTGGAAAGCTAGTTGTTTTATATTTTTTACGCATGTGATTTATATTGGAGAGGTAAAGCCAGCATGAAAAGATTCAAAGATACTGAAATAGCGTTATCCAAAGACGATCTTCAAGCAATATTAAGCGACTGGCTTAATGATGATGTTTTATCGTTTTCAACACAATATCAATTTATAACAGACATGAAAATAAAAGGTGAAAATAAATATGTAATTAGATTTGCGGTATCAACAGAAAAACCAGACATTAACCCAACCAATAACTAATAGGTGATGAGATGGATATAGCAGATTTAGAAAAAAGACTAGCAAATACAGAGGCCGCTTTGATTGCGCTTTGGTCATTAACAAAAGACACAATGCCGCAAGAAGTTTTCAATAACACAGATAATATGATGAATGAATATTTTGATGCTAATGAAAGCTATGGCTCAAATTTCAATATTAGAAATGGATTTAAGCATAAAGCCAGTAACCCCTAACCATTAAGCAGAGGTAGATATGAATGACAAAGATTTGACCGAATCTGAATTAGATCAATTAATCAGTAACGATATGCAATGTATTTCATTGATGATGCTGAGCGCTAAAAAATATTCATTGTTAACAGAAGTTATTTATAGCTATGGTCTTGCGATGGCATCACATGGCAATGTGCCAAGAGCAGTCAATCAAGCCCTGATGGAATGGGATATTTAACCAACCAATAAGAGAGAAGATGATGGATATAGAAAAGGTAAAAAGAGAGGTAATCGAAGCAATGTTAAGCGCCCCACCAAAAGACGGCAAATGTCATTGTGATATGCGAACCAAGTTAGTTGGCGATGGCTGTAGTGTATGCAACCCAGAGTATTACGCTGAAATGATGGAAGATGAGACCGATTAACAAACCCAATACAACCAGAGGGAATGATAGGTATTTACAATAGATAAACGGTTGATTATCGGAATCCGATAGAGTAGGATGTAGTTATTGAATAGGAGAATAGAGATGAAATATTATTTTTTTGGAGCATTATTTTTTGTTTTATCTGCATGCGATCATATTGTTCTTGATAATGACGAGCTCATTATTCATAGCGCTAAAGAAATCGAATCTGGTGTCAGGAAATACGAATACTCCATTAAAGATGGTAGTGATATCGGATGGGTATTAAAAACAAATAAAAAATTCTCTGTTGGTGATACTTTGATTTTTATTAAAGTTGACAAGGATTAACATGCCTAAATCAAAACAACAAATCGACGCTGATCATTACAAGAAGAAAAAAGAAGGCGGCTGGTTCAAGTTCAGTAAATGGGTACACAAGGACAAGATCGAGCCTATTACTGAGAAAGAGATAATTGCATTCGCTAACGCTAAGACCGACAAGCGTGAGTTAATTAACTCCGTTGATGATAAGAGAGAGGGGAAATAACAGTGGAATTACAAACAAAATTAATTATAGATACAATAAAACAAACAGGGAAAAATATTTCTGAACTTTCTCTTGATGAGAAGGTGAGCGCCATTAATGAAATAAAATTGTTTTTACATGAAATAAGCCCTTTTAGCTCAGAGCCGGTTGATTGCGTTATTTGGGAGAAATCTGACAGCGTAGTTGCTAACCAGTATAACCCTAATAAAGTAGCTCCACCTGAAATGGAATTGCTTGAAATTTCCATTATGAATGATGGATACACTCAGCCAATTGTTACTTATCCGCATGATGATGTATCAGAAGTTGTGGATGGATTCCATAGGTCGAGAGTCGGAAAAGAATCAAAAGTTGTTAGTGAGAGAGTTAAGGGTTATTTGCCGGTAGTTTCGATTCGTAAAGAACAAACCAATAAAAACGACCGTATAGCATCGACTATTAGGCACAACCGAGCACGAGGAAAGCATCAAATAGATGCTATGTCTGAAATTGTTATTGAGCTAAAAAACAGGAACTGGACTAATACGCGAGTTGCTAGAGAGCTTGGCATGGACGAGGAAGAGGTGCTTCGATTATGTCAGATTACCGGATTAGAGTATTTATTCTCTGATGCCGATTTCTCTGCCGCATGGGAAAGCGACGATACTGAGACTGGGTTTGAAGAATTATCCGATGAATTATCCGATGAAGAAATGGATGTAAGAATACCGCATAAAGAAGATACTGAACGGGTTATGCACACATACGACAAATGGGAATGTCATAAGGCCGGATTTTATGCGAGTAAATTCGATGGTATGACAAAGAATGAGTGCGAACAGGCGTACGCTGATTTTCTTTCCGATAGCGATAAGTTTTCCAACGCGCTAGATAAATTAACAAATGAGTGGAAGTATTCATGCGAGCATTACCTGAGTAATCGTGCAATGAATAGGATTGCATGGCTAGGACAAGCAGCAATGTGTTATGCAACAGGAATTCCAAGTGTTTATTGCTCTGGATATAACCGTCTAACTAGAGAACAGCAAGAAGAGGCTGACAGCGTTGCGTTGAAGTATCTTAATAAATGGCGCGAAAACAACAACATGAACACACTGGAAATGGATGAGGCGCTATCATCTGGCAGACAAGTGGAGATTTACTAATGACTGCTAAAAAGTATTTAAATATCAGTGTTTATCAGGCCGCTAAAAAGCGTATTGAATTATCATTCGATAACTTTGAAAAGATTTATATTTCGTTTTCTGGTGGAAAGGATAGTTCTGTGATGACTCATATGGTACTGGATGAAGCAAAGAAAAGAGGCAGGAAGGTTGGCTTGCTTATAATTGATCTTGAAGCACAATACCATGACACGATAGAGCATATTCATCAGATGGTTGAAATGTATAAAGACAATATTGATTTACACTGGATATGCGCAGAGATGCTTTTGAGAAATGCAGTTAGTAATTTTGAGCCTCGCTGGATTTGCTGGGATGAAGAAAAAAAAGATATATGGGTTAGGGAAAAGCCAGAATTAGCAGCCGATATGAGTCAATATGATTTCTTTCAGCCAAAGATGGAATTTGAAGAGTTTATGGTTTTATTTGGTAAGTGGTATTCGCAAGGAAAAGATACGGCGGCAATGATTGGTATCAGGTCAGATGAAAGCTTGCACCGTTATCGCGCCATTGTTAGCCAGAAGAATGGGTTAATGTATAACGATTGGAAATGGACAACCAAGGTATCAAAAAATCTTTTTAATGTTTACCCTGTATACGATTGGAAAACTGAAGATATTTGGATATATCACGGCAAAAACAAACATTTGCCGCATAATAAGGTATATGACCAAATGACAAAGGCGGGTGTTAAATTAAGTCAACAGAGATTGTGTCAACCTTATGGAGATGACCAAAGACGAGGATTATGGTTGTATCATATTCTTGAGCCGATGACTTGGTATAAGCTCATAGAGCGCGTTAACGGTGTAAATTCAGGCGCGTTATACATTCAAGAAAATGGGAATATGACAGGCTACCATTCAATAACAAAGCCAGAGGATCATACATGGAAAAGTTTTTGTAATTTGTTACTAGCGACAATGCCTAAAAAGACATCAGAGCATTATAAAAAAAGATTTAAAAAATTTATAGCTGGGTGGAAATTAAGAGGCTATGACAAGATTCCAGATGAAGCTCCTCATGATCTTGAGCGCAAATGCTGGGCTCCGTCTTGGCGAAGAATGTGCCGTTCTTTATTGCGTAATGATTACTGGTGTAAGGGACTTGGCCAGACACAGCCAAAGTCAGAAGCCTATGAGAAATTTAAAGCAATTAAACATAAGCGAAAATTAGAAGCGGAGATAGAAAATGGATAATTTAGAAAAAATTACTTCCGATTTATTAGTGTTTCGTGATGATAGGAATTGGGGTCAATTTCACACCCCTAAGAATTTAATTATGGCTATCAATGGCGAAAGCGGCGAATTAAGCAGCCTTTGTCAATGGGTTAATAATTCCGAGATATACGAAAATATTGAATTAAGGAATGATGTTTTATTAGAGATGGCTGATATTTTCATTTATTTGATAAATCTATCTATCGTTTTAAATGTTGATCTGGTTGATATCGCAAATATCAAAATTGAAGAAAACGAAAAAAGATATCCCGTTGATTTGTGCTATGGGGCTAATACTAAAGCAGATAAGTTGTGAGGAGCGAGATAATGTCCCAGACTAGCGATATATTAAAAGCACTTAAGAAAGGCCGAAAGATTACGCCATTAGATGCGCTGTCAGAATTTGGCTGTTATCGACTTGCAGCGAGAATTGAAGAAATCCGGCGTTATCATACTATTGAGACTGAAATGGTGAAGGCTAATAATAAGCGGTTTGCCAGATACAGTCTGGTGTCTTGATATGACTCGCCGCAGAGTACCAACCAAAGAGCAAATTGACTTTATGATCAAGTCTAAAGAAGGCTCTCAGGAGTGCGCTATCAAGGTAGGATATAGCGCCGCCACTGTTTGTAAATATCGCAGATTATATGGCTATGGCATTAAGCATTATAAATTTGGAGACAAGGAAGCAGTTAAATTTAAGCAGCCGAACATGAGCAATCCAGCTAATAAATTTTTATATGGTGCAATAGTATGAATATTACATGCACCTGCGGTCAGTCGCTTGATCGAAATGTGATGGGTATTAGATCGCATTTAGCCGGAAGCAAGCACCCAGAACTTAAGTTTCCATCTGGCAAGGTAAAACCTAAAGCGCTTGAAAAAGCCAGATACGCTTTAATGTATTCGGAAACAAGTAGCCTTAATGAGCCTGCAGGAACTCAGGAAGAGAGAGTGCGCGCTAAAATGTCGGGGATTAGCTAATGACAGTATTAACCGATGAAATGAAGAAAATCATAATGGACTCGCCATTAAGCGGCATTCAGATTGCCAAGGAGTTAGGCGTAGGCCATACGACAGTAACCGTTTACCGAAGCTCTCACGGCTATAAAAAAGAGCATCGCGGATCGGTTAGAGGCGACAGAAGTAAACCGCCTCTTAAGAAAGAAGTTAGACCGGACAAAAATAGTTTTTTTAGTATGAAGTTAATTAATAGTTAGGAGATAGTGATGGGGTTGAATGGTATAGAAACTAGATTTGCTTTTTTGCCTAGAGTCGTTAGTACATGGCGAGGCACAAAGGCATTAATCTGGCTGCAAACATATTGCGTTGATACTGGTAGCTATTTTGTGCCTCTTAATGGTGACGATAACGACTCGCCTTGGTGCAATAAACTGGGCTTTCTAAGTCTTGAATTTTAAATTAACCCGCCCTTATGGGTGTATAATTGGAGAGAGAGAATGAAAACAAGCACAATGTTAATAGTAGCAGCATTATTAATTACGCCATGGATTTGGAACGCGGCAAAGTTTGCAAGCTGTGACTTTGAATCGAATTATAAATGCGAGGCAATTCACGGTATCGGCGTATTTGTTCCGCCAGCCGCTTATGTTACTGTCTGGTTTGATGATGACGGCGAATAAATAAGTTTATGGCAACCAGCTACCGCCTTTTAACAATATGAATCAAGTAATAGGTAGTTGGTTGTCGCCATATATGGTTGGTGTAGCTTAAAGTAGAGTGGTGTGCAAGCCTAGGAAATTGCCATCGGTGCAGGTTCAAGCCCTGTCACCAACCCCAATATTAAGAGGTGGGCTGTGGAATTAATAAAAACAAATAGACCTCATTGGCATCCGATAAAAAATCTGGACACATTGAGACAGTTTACAATGTGCGAAGATACAAGGCATGTTTTAGATAATTGGGGCATGAAATACTTAGATATTCGCATCGATATGAGAACAGGAAATTTTGCGGTAAGAGAAGGAAATACCGATAAGCCGCAATATATTAAAATAGCAAAAGAATGAATACCGAACAAAGAATGCAAAAACAGCGAGCCTTTCACAGCCACCAATATGCTATGAAGCTGTATAGGGATAAAACGGGATTGATGGCTGATGACTTTAAGCATAGAGCAAGCGTGTACGGTCGTGATTGGGCTGAGAAGATTTGGGGCTTGCGTAATTTGATCAAACGAGGTGAGAGATGACAATATCAAAACGACAAAGAATAAAGCTAAGAAGTCGTAAATATAACGACATGAAGCCTCATGTATTTGATAAGCTGCTTGCGTTATTGCCTCATGTTATGGATGGGATAAGCATTCCTAATCACTATGAAAGCTGAAACTATTTATCTAACCAGTCAGGACAAGGTGCAAGATGTAGTCGATACCATACTTAATCTTGAGGTCGGGAATAAATACAAGGTCGAGATATCTGACGCAGGATGTAAGACAAGCCGCCAAAACAGATACCAAAGAAGACTATGCAGGGATGTCGCTAAATCTGGAATAGGAGGCCGGAACGAAGTAACACCAGAGAAGGTGCATATCAAATGCAAATACCTTTTCGCACTTCCTGTGATACTGGAAAAAGATGAAAACTTTGCATGGCTTTATGAGATGGTTAGAAAGGAAGTTGATAACGATAAAGACAAGTTGATGTGGTTTGTCGATAAGCACGTAAGCACAATGGATTTTACGGTTAGTGAAGGCGCTAATTATATTCAGGATATGATTGATTACTATGCCCCGATGGGAGCAAATCTGACCGATCCGAAAGAATACAATCTATGAAACAAACAGCCCTTAAGCCAGCAAGGAAGAAAGCCTGTAAAGTCTGTCAGGAGAAATTCACACCCCCTAATACACTCGCTCGCACCTGTAGCATTAAATGTGCAATTATTGACGGCGAATCAGCCAAGAAAGAAAGCATCAAGACCGAGAAGAAAGAAAACCGGAAGGCATTAAGGGAATATAAAGCAAACAACAAAACTTATAATCAGCTAATCAAAGAAGCATGGGCACCATGCAGTAAATTTATAAGGTTAGTCCGCGATATCAATGAGCCATGTATAAGTTGTGGGCGTTATGATCATGAAATAACCGAGCCATTAACGGGTGGCAAATTTGATGCAGGCCACTACCTCGGTAAAGCTGCTCACCCCGAGTTAAGATTTCATCCTGATAATATTCACAAACAATGCAAGACCTGCAATGGTGGCGCTGGTAAATACGCTAAGAAAAACCACACTGTCACACAGTCCTACAGGGTTAATTTAATCGAAAAGATAGGCGTTGATCGGGTCAACTACCTAGAAGGCCACCACCAAGCCCAAAATTGGACTCATGATGACCTCAAAGACATAGCTAAACACTATAAAGAAAGCTCAAAGCTTTAGCCATGTAGACAAAGACAATCCGCGAGTGATGATAGGCATTACTACCGCGACAAGCTAAAGGGGATTAGTTAATTACTACACATAAGTGTAGCCAGTACCAAAGGCGTTATTTACAACCGACTCTATCTCCCAAAATCCATCTTCCGCACAGTAAAGAACAACACCAACCCAATCAACAGCGATATTGATATACTGTCCGGCTGTGCCGCCTCTAATAATTTCCGTTCCATCTGGCTTAATTCTGTAGTTGGTTATTCCCGCCTCGTCAGACCTGATTATCTTATATCTAAGCCCTGTAACAGCAGGCGGCAATAAGGCATCACAAGAGCCTGATGGATATCTACCTATTAATGTCCATCCATTTAATGAAGGATCTAATAATTGACTGAAAGCTGTCTGTATGAGCTGCTTAGATACGCCCTCAATGGCATAAAGCTCTGGAAGAATGTTGTTAGTAGGATCGCCAGCAAAAGAGAATCCAGTAGATTTAAAATTATCTAAATCGACTTTTATAATATCCTCTTTACCAGCCATTAGCGTAGTGAGGTTGACACCAGAAGCAGCAACTAAAGCAACAGTTTGATTAAAGCCTGTACAGTCTTTCATTGTGAGCAGGTTAGGCGTGTCGAACAATCTAACTACTCCGCGCCCTGTAGCGATTGCTCCGTCCACTGTATATGCATCTGAATTAGTTATACTAACCACTGTCGGTCTAATATCAGTATCATCATTTGCAGGCGCAAAGTTATTGACCAATGTCTTGCTTCCGCTTTCTCCACCAGCTCTAAACTTATCGAGAATAACAACGCCTGTCCGATGCCCGCCAGCTGTGGCCCTGTTGTTAATCCATGCAGTTTCACTAAAGCCACCAGTAGCGCCGGGGACACCTATGGTATTATTTATAATCAACTTCCCTGCGTTTTCAATACCCGCCTGATTATTTGCTGTTCTATCGCCCTGCTTGATCCATGAGTCATTAATAACCACGCAATCACCAGTGATGATATTGATCTCGGTATCACATTTAAACCAAACGCAATTACCAAATATACCGATAGAGCTTTGGCAGTCGTAAGATACCGCTGTTGGACACGCTACAAATTTACAATCCTCCCATGATAGAAGTCCTGCATCTTGATTATTATTATCAATATCAAATCCATTTGATTCGTGTATTGAAAGCCCCTTTGCTCGGAACCTGTAAAAGCCATTGGTAATAGCGTTACTAAATGCGTAGTGTGTTGACGAGCATTTAAATATAGCTTCGTCGCATGTAAGGGTTGTGTATGGGTAAATCCCTACCGTTAAATCAAGAACATAAACCCCTTTTGGAAAATAAACAGGAATATTGGATTTATCTCCTATAGACGCATAACCAGAGCCTTGCACTACTGAGTTTGAATAATCTATAGCCGCTTGAATCGAAGACTGATCGTCGGTGCTATTATCACCAACAGCTCCAAACCACGCCACACTGATAGCGCCAGAATAATCCCTAACCCAAGCCGTAGACCCATCGCCCCCGGTAGGGATAAACTGAGTACCGCAATATGAGCCGCCATTGTCTGAATAAGTCGCTGCCGCCGCGCCTGTGACAGCTTTGAATAATCCGCCGTCCGAACCATTAACAAACAGCATTGCGTCTGCAACAGGCGTTAGTAATACCGCCGCCGCTTTATTGGTTGCCGTTCTGGTGTTGACTGCATCAAAAGCCGTGTTGATAGCTGAGAAGTTATCACGGACGCTTTGAGTTGTCGCTGTGCCTGTGGTGGGCTTGGTTGCATCAATATTGCTTGTGTCTATAATTCCCATTACTGCTCCACATAAACAGGCGTGCTTCCTGTTTCATTTGTATAATCTGTCGGGTCTATATCCCAGAAAGTAATCGCAATATTACCTGTTACATCCCAAGCTGCGTCCCAAGTCGTTACGTTCTTTTTATCTTCATTGTAATTAACTTCGGTGTTAGTGGTTTCTGTGTAGGCCATTATTCGGCCTCATCTTCTGCTCTACCGCCTTGTAAAAGACCTTGCTGAATAAGTGTACTTCTGACTTTTGGATCAATCATGTTCATCATTCCAGCGTCTTGAAGCTCTCTTAATTTAATAGCAATTTTAGCTTTATTGGCTTCTAATAATGCCGCAGCGCCACCGATAGCAGCAGCTGGGGCATCTCCCACTTGAGCGCCAGTAACAATTTTAGCGGGTGCGCCCAATCCTATTAAATCACGCCTTTCAATTCGAGAAGCTGCTTTTCTTAATGGCTCATTAAGTTTAATCAGGCTTGATAATTCTTTGTTGATATCAGCAACCTCTGGAACAACAGACTCAACGCCTTCTCTGGCCGCTCTTGCCGTCGCCTTGCTCGCTTGCTCTGTTCCAGTTTCTGGTTTTTGGCCGGGTATTACCGAATACTTAGCCTTCTTTTGAGCGCTCTGTTTGAATTTCTGCATTTGTGCAGGAGTAACAGTATTACCCGGCATGTTATCCAGTAATTCGGTCATATCCTTAGCGACTTTATTGACCTGAGCCAAATCTTTTTTAGCGTCGATTTGTAACCCGCCCACTGATCGACGCGCTTCTTTCAATCGAGAATAAAGCTGCGCTTTCGGGATGGTCTTACCTGACTTAGTGGCCTTATCGATCAATTTATTTAGCTTATCGCCTAGCTCTGATGAGTATTTCTCTAATGCAATAATACCTTTCTCAGTCGGCATGATTTTATGCTTCAAAGCTGTTTCGGCAAGCTTGGTTTGTCCGCCAATATCTTTAACGTCAATCGACCCGGGGAATTTAGCTGCGCGTTTATAAAGATCGGTAGCAACACCGCGAGGGATAAGCTTGCCTGCCGCTGTTTTAGCGCCACCCACCATTAAATTGATAGGATCAGTTGCCATGCCCGCTTTACCGATTTTCTCAGCCATGCCGCCAGATTTAGCCAGCATTGATCCGCCGCCAGCTAAAAGGCCCGTTAAGTCTAGTCCAGCTCCGGCAGGGTCAGTGATTAATGTCTCTTTAATTGCCTCTGGTGAGCCATAACGCCCTTTGGCATATCTGCCTAATGCCTCTGGATATTGCTCCCATTCTGATTTCTCATAAGGCTTAATGCCTGCTGATTCTGGAAGCTGCTCTGACATTTCGCGGGTTCGCTTAGCTAATCCACCAGCCGCTGTCTTGCCTAGTGTTGAAGCCATCTCAGGCCAATTCATAGGGTTAAGCGTTGATAGTATATCTTCACCAGCCTGTGCCGCACTTGCCGGAATATTGCCGATTAAATCAGACCACTCAGACGGCTCGTCCTTATGTGGAACAAAACCGCCTTTCGTGTACTTAACCGCTGTACCATCTGGCAAGTCGTAAACGTCACCTATTTTATAATCGGCCATTTATTTTCTCTTTACCGCGCCGGGTGGTAATGTTTGAATACCTTGAGGAGGTGGCGTTTCGCCACGGTAAGCGCCTAATAATTTAGTAGTTTCTGGCGATGGCTTATAAGGATCATAAAGCCCTCTTGTAAATGTCGCTTTCGTTGGGTCTAACTGATAGCTTTCTGCTAATTTCTCAAAAGTAGCCTTACGCTTGCCGAATCCCGTTAGAGCCTCGTTGTATAATTTACCGGCTCTGTTTGTAAAATCAGCTCTTTGGGTAGG